CAGACGAGCCACTTGGCTGCCGTCGCCACCAGAAGATGCCTGACCCTCGCCAGGCAACGAACCGGCTTCAGCACCCGCTGCGCCATTTCCAGACACGCCTGACTCCATTGCGGACTCGTAAGATCGGGGCGAAAGATTCCACCCGTCCCCAACGATCCAATCGATGAGGGTCATTATTCCTTCTTTGACGTGCGGATCGGTGTAGGCAATATCGCGGTGCTCCTGAATTTTCTTTTCAGGAGCCAGCGTTGCACGATCTCCACCAACAGAACTGCCACTGCCACTCGTATCTTCACGAATGACCCCCTTCGGAGAATCAGCATAAAATTCTGCATTTTCCCCCTCGGGAACCTGCGTCTCAACGAAATTTTGACTGTTTGATGACATTATCTGGAGTGTCGTCGCTTATATCGCCGCGTCGATCCGCTATCCGGGGAAATCCTGAGTGCAGAATCTTGTGAACTGGGTCGTGTGTCTTCTTGAGACGCACTACCGCCTTTCAACATTGCTTTGAATCCATCAGCGGCACCTTCAGTGCTTTCCCGTTCTTCGCTTTGATAATCTGAGACGTTTTCACGCTGATGTGGCTCTGTCTCTCGCTCTTCATTGTAGTTTGGGGGATATGCACCAAGAACAAGCGCCATTGCGAGATCGTCTTTTCCATTTGGCGCGTGCTCCTTACCACTGAACCGCGGCTTGGATGTTTCGTGTCGCTGTACTTTGACAATCGCTTCGAGTTGGTCTGTGATCGCGCTGTCGGGGACCAGTGTAATTAGATCGTTGTGAAGAGCGTAATTGAAATCGCCCATCATCCGCTCGATCTCGTCTTTGTCGGAAAAATTAAACCCGTAAGACTTGCGACCGAGCCGTTTTTCAACTTCTTTTTGGAATCCCTTGCCGGGGCCAGTCTTGTCGAGGTAGACTCGATCAACGCCCATGTTCACTGTTACACGGTTAATGTATCGTGCAACAGTAGATGGATCATCAACACGGTGGGTGTTGATGCCAACAGCATTCAAATCTCCGACATCGAGGAGGGTGTGGAAACGGAGATAACGCTTGCCATTGACGTGTTCGAAAACCGCAATGGCGGTGTCGTCACGATCAATCCCGATGTCCACGCCCATAATCATCTCTCCACCGAGGCGGGCGTGTGTGGCAGGGTGCCAGTATGCCTTTTCTTCCGTGGCCTTTCCTACTGGCCCCATTCGGGGATCAACCCGCGCAGCGCCCCGCTCAACGGCTCGTCTGATGCCGTCAGACGTGAAGAAGCGATACTCGTCAGCGATGGGCCGACACAGGTACTCTTGTGCGAACCCCTGCGGGTCTTGTGCCCGCTCGACCTCGACTGAAGGCACGTCCATGTCAGGACGCACCGGCTCCACATCCTGCTCGTGAAGCGGCTTTTCGATGTCAATATCGTCGGGATTCTTGAAGCTCGGCTGCTTGATCGAGATGACTCCATCTTTGCCGCGAGAGCTGCCCTTCTGATTCGTAGACAGGAAGGTGTCATTACTCGCCCGCGGCGTGGACACCTGGAGCATCTGCCGATGGCTGCCCAGGTTGATGAACGGCATATACGCCTGCATCGTGGCCTTTTGATCTTTCAGCCAGGCCATCTCGTCTACAAAGACGACTTTTGCAGAGTCCATTCCACGGGCCGACTTCGGATCGCCCGAGAAAGCGCGGATAGTCGCGCCGTTCGGAAAAATCAGCTTGCCGTTGTTGTCTTTCTTGAGCCAGTCTTCAACCGGGCCAGTAACAAACTTTGACGCTTTTAGCAGCGCCCGGATGTCAGCAATCCGCTCTTCAGACTGGCTTTTAGTCCGCGAAACTATCGCAAAATTCGCGTCCGGCGTTGTGAAAGCGTCAATCGCAATTGCAACACAGAAAATGAAAGAAACGCCGATCCGCCGTCCCTTGTAGACGTTGATGATCGACTCGTTTCCATAAAAATACGCATGAAGTAACCTGGGTTGGTATGGATAGAAAAGCCGCAGCGGCTCTATATTCCCGGTTTCCATGTTCCGTGTCTGAAACACGTCTTCCACAATTTTTTCTGGTGAACCATCCCATCGTTTGAGGAGGGCGGTCTTCTCTTTCTCCCCCTCATCGGCTACTGCCGCTGCAAGTTCATCCATTAAAATTTAGGTATTTTCAGTTGCCTCACTGTAAATTCTAAAAAGACTTCGACCGTTAGGGGCCGCCGTCTCGACCGTCGCGCCCATCACGACCGTCACGAGAAACGCGGTCCCTATCATCTATCTGGTTGTCGATGGTGCGAAGATTGTTCGTGCCAACGATACCCTGAATCCCAAGACTAAGCTGGTCATTGAGATTGCGCTGTGCGAGGTACGACAGACCGACCTGGGCGAGAATCGCCAGGATCATCACGGCCAGAACGCCCCCAACACCGAGAAGTGCAAGCTGGTTAATGTCAATTGCCATTGGATTCACCTCCTTCTAAATCTCCGTTTAACGCCTCTCGCCATGTTCTGGCTTATAGGCGCTGTCATTTATCAACGATTCAGCGGCTCCAAAGAATCTATTTCAGCGTAGATCCAGGCTTCACTTGTCCATCGCTCCAAAATAGCGACTGGATCATCTTTTTTGTCGCTGACTGCAAGAGAAACTACAGTTTCTGGCTCTTCTTCAATGACACCACCCGGACAATACGACTGATCTACTGGGTCGTAGGGGTGTCTCACTGGCGGCTACTTACGAGGACACTCTTCGTGTTCACAACCATCGGTGTCAGAATTTTCGTAGCTTTCCGACACCGCTGCCATGAATCCCTGGAAGAACCCCTCTCGAAATCCATCCGTGT